CGCCCGTCGATTGGTTCTTAGAATTTTTCGACGTGGCTGGGACCGCGGCCTTTACGAAGATCACGTACTCACCACCTCTCCTCCTCTATCTTCTACTACTGAACATTCGCGATCTGAAGGCGGATGTCTTGCGTCCGATTTTGATTATTCAGACTTCATCGAGGCTTGCCTTATGGGGCCTGATTTTAGTCTTGATCGGTCTGCTAAGATGATCGTCGTTCAGTCTGCTGGCAAGCCACGCGCTTTAACCAAGTTTTCTCCCGATACACTTTGTCTACGGCCTCTTCATAAGGCGGTCTACGACAAAATATCAAAGGAAAAATGGCTGAATCGCGGTGATGTCACGACTGAAGGATTGCGTAATGCAGGTTTTAGAAGAATAGAAGGAGAATTTCTCACGTCAGGCGATTACAAGTCGGCCACTGACAACCTTTCCCTAGAGGTTGCCGAGGTTATACTTCAAAGCCTTCTTTCAACTGCGGTCTCTGTGCCGGAGTCTATTAAGAAGGCTGCGATCGGTATATTAAGGCCGAATTTGTTTTCGCTTGAGCATGGGATTGACTTCACGCCTACCAGAGGCCAGATGATGGGGTCTTATTTAAGCTTTCCGCTTCTATGCTTACAAAATTATATTGCGTTTGCATGGGCGGGCGGCGAAGATAAGCCTTGTCTGATTAATGGCGATGACATTCTGTTCCAATCCTCACCCGAGTTCTCAAGGGAGTGGATGGACACAGTTAAGCATCTAGGGCTTGAAGTCGAAGAGACAAAAACGAGTGTGTCCGAATCTTATGGGACTTTGAATTCGACGTTGATAGTGCGCAAGCACGGTCGTTACGTTGTTCGCCAGACCCTTAGATTCGGCATGCTTAGAGAGTGTGAGGACGTTACTTCGTTGTCGGAAACTTTTGAAAGTTTTCTCGTCGGAATTCACGGAAACCAGCGTTATAGGGCAGGAGTTGAATTTTTCAAATGGCACTTAGGGACATTGAAGAATCAGCGCTTGACTACTCTAGAACTTGGTTTTCGGGGCGATTTGGCGTGGAGAATTACTAGAAAGTTTTCGCTCTTAATGAGTCCATTGACTTATGACGTACCTTTTCTTGGTCCCGACCACAATGTGGTAGTGCCGAAGGATCGTTGCGTTTTTGTCAAGCCAAGTTCATTAACGAGAGAAGACAGGAAGAAGAGCGCCCGGGAGATGGCCGCATGGAAATTTTCATGTGAATTTAAATCGTTAGCAAAGAGATCCCGTTTGGATTTCTTCTTGAAACTATCTGAGATTCGTCCTAGTGCTCCGAATTTTTTACCTTATCTTTCAGGATTTGGTGAAGGTTCTAAGCTTTCTAGGCCGACTTGGGCAGAAACAAGGAGATGGTATGTTACTCCGAAGGCCGTTAGGGAACTCACGTTCCCGTTAATGACGGAGCCCGAGGAGCAACTGCCACCTTACGAAGATTTTGCTGTTGGCGAATGCCTGATAGAAGTTGGAAAATTTCTTCCGAAAGAATGATGCGAGGGTCTAACGCCGTAAGACGCCACACTATTTAGCGGTCCCGCCCTACGGGCTGCTTCTTTGCCGAATCATGTTGAGCGATTGACATGATGAATCGGCGCTTCATCTGTAGAGGTACAGATGAGGCGTTGCTTAGAAGCGTGCACGGGTTGGATGTCAGCGGTTGTAGATGATAAACGTGGTTTAGCTTGGCCGGTCACCTGCAATAAGACCGAGGTGCGCTCCTGAAAGGGATGCCAAATGCTCGGA